AGCAAACCACCGGAGGAGCATTCACGATGATTACAGTTTATTCTACCACAGCAGCAAGCAAAATAACAGGCCGAATTGTTAAAAAGTTAGAAGTTTGGGCTAACTGCATTTATGTAACTTTTGAAAACGGTCAAACCCGATTCATTAGCAAAAAAGTTTTTTGGGAACTATTCCACCAATCAAGAAAACAACGCGCCCAAAACCTCTATATCTCACACTATGGAAAAAGCCTGTTTCAAGTCGAAGGATTTAACCGCGATTTTTACTTTGTGGAATTGGATAAAGATAGGGTAATTTGTGAATGTGAAGATTATAAAAATCAAAAGGAATATCAAAAGGAATCAAGCCCAATATGTAAGCACGGGTGGAGAACATTAAATTATGTAGGCTTTGATAGCTTGTCTGACTACATAAGGTCAAACAAGTATTACTCATTGCAAGAAAATTAATTTTACCCCGTCCTGAGCATGACGTTAAACTACTCACTTAATTAACACAAATCAAGGAAAAGTAAAATCATGGCTAACAAATCAACAAATGCAATTGTAAAATCAATTTTTGGACAATTAATGACAGAACAAGTAAACTTTTTTAAGCCCCCCTACAACATTAGAAACAATTGCCAAGTGGGGCAATGGGCTAAAGGAGATGATGACTTTATTGGCAATCAAATTGAAATTGCGATTATTGGTACTCAAGAATTTTACGGAAAATTAGGAAAATCTACGTCGAACTGGCTGCAAGTCTTTTTTGTAGCCGCACCATCAGAAACCAAGATCCCTCAAAACGTAGTTTGTTGTACATACCTAAAAACCCGGTCACTATCATCGTTTGGGCAAAAAATTATTGAATTACTTTCAAGCACCAATCCAGCCGAAGGAATTTTTATTGGTAGTTTCCTAAAACATAGCAACGATTTAGGAAACTACTACTCAGTTAAGTTCGACTGGCGCATAAGAAGCGAAGAAGAAAAACCACAATTAAAACTAATTGCAGATTTTCTCGGAACGCTTGGCTCGCCCTTAGAAGATAATGGATTACCCGCCACGATGATTAAAGTAATTGAAGGAGACTACGAGAGAGCTAAAGCAGAATTTACGGCAATAACTGGATTCTAAAACTACTGGGGGTGAAATTCCCCCTTAAATTTTTTGGAGGAAATAAAATGGACGCATTACTAATTTCGCTACATTCCCGTCATGCACGGAATGTTTTTGATAGGAAGAAAAGTATTGAATTGAGAAAGCAATCGCCCAGAATTAGTCAAGATAGAATAAGTCCACTATGCCCTAACTCATTCTCACCAGAATTTGATACTGTTTTAATTTACGAAGTCGCCCCAGTTGCATCAATAATTGGATATTGCACTCCAATTGAAGTTTTCACCCATTATCCCGACAAATGGGTTAGAGATTATCAATCTTCTCTCTGTTTGACGGACAAAGAAATTTACGATTACTTAGGTGATCGCATGGGATATGGAATCAAGCTGAGAAATCCACAGCGTATCGCACCTATTCCATTGTCAAGAATGAGGGAATTAGGAATAGTTCCCCCACAAGGATATCGGTACTTGTCGGAAAATCAAATAGAAAAATTAAGAATAAGTTTCTAATTACCTAATCCCCAATCCCCACAAAGAAACTGAAAATTTAAATTTTGGAGGAAATAAAATGGCTAATTAGCCCCAGAGAAAATATTACATCAATCACAAAATTAGAGGCATAAAAACATAAGATGAGAACGCATCAAACGCCCATAGGAAATTTGCCAAGTGTGACGCAAATTTTATCAGCCACTGACAGCCCGGAAGCCCAAGACAGACTGAGAAAATGGCAACAAAAAATGGATAAAATACACGGCAGTGGAGCAGCGGAAGCAGAAAGCACCGCTGCAAAAAACCGAGGAATTGAATTACATGATTTAGTAAAAAATTACCTCAATTCCTCCACATTCTCACAACCAGAAAATAATGTATTTTGGAATAATTTACACCCATTCCTAAAATCCATTAAAAACGATTGGCTAGTATGCGAACATCTAATTTGGAGTAAGTATGGTTATTCTGGAATTTGCGATTTAGTAGCAAAGATTGACAACCAAGTGACGCTGGTGGACTGGAAAACCAGCAAGCGCACAAAACAGCGAGCATGGATCGAAGATTATTTCATCCAATGTGCCGCTTACGCAATGGCATACAACGAAAATGAAGTTAGCCTTGAATGCCCAGAACACATGAATGATATTACCCAACTAGCAGTAGTTGTAATATCGCCCAATAAATTGCAATTCTTCACAGAAGAAAATGTAAAAAAATATCAAGCCTTATGGCTTGATAGACTTGCAATATTTAAAAAGATGGTAAAATAAAGGTACAGTTCTGTAACTCTAACCCATGATAACTACTTATACCCCTATGCGAGTTAGGGGTATTTTTTTTAACTATTCAAAAATCTACTCAAAATCCAGTAATTCCCTAGCCAATTTTATACGTTCATCTCTATCAAAATTGGCAAGAATAAATTCCTTGATTTGAGATGAAGTAATCTCAAATCCTAAATATTGTAAAAGTCTAATTACAGTCCATCCTTTTAGCGCAGCTATCATTTCCAAACTTTCCAAATTCGGAAATGATTCTTGCTTCTCCCAAGATCTGAGAGAAGCGTAATTAATTCCTATCTTTTGCTGAAAATCGCGATAGGAATAATCGCCACGCATAGATTTTAAAAGCTTTGATAATTCTTCTTTATGATGCTTATTCATATGCTCTAACCCATAAATCAATTCTATCAGATTATTTAATCCTACCATTGTTATTACACCTAGAATACTGCTATAATGATGATAACCTAAATGATCAATCTAATCATGTACAAAAAAAGACAATACACAATTTCAGAAGAAACCTATCAAAAGCTACGAAAATTAGGCTTCCAACAAAAAAGATCCATGAGCGCAATCATCGAACTGGCTATAAGCGCCGCATACGATACACACAAAAATCAGTACAAAGGATCATCAAATGACTAAAAAGAAAAAAGACCCGAACAACGACATCGCAATAGACCCGATCTATACAGGAGGGTATGTTGGGAAAGATAAAGAAATAGCCGGGGTCCATTACTGGACACAACCCCAAAAATTAGCGATCGCATCACCCAATCCAATGCTCTACCCGAGATCGCTATGGCGCAAGGTTGAGGAATGCTTATCAATTCTGCAACCAAATGACCCTACAAAGTAAAATAGCCCCGGAACTATTAGCCCCAGGACTCACATCTCATGACGCAATTTTACATGATGACCATACAGGATGCAATAGAACAATACAGCAAAGGCTGTATAACTGCCATAGGGTTAGTAAATTTCTACTTCCAAATCGAACTAAAGCACGGATGGAAGAAACGCTACAACCCCAAAGACATATACACCACGCTAGGAATTAGCAAAGCTACTTTTTACAGAGCAATCGCCAAACTGCAAGTAGAAGGCTACATCAGCTTTGAAGTTCACGGAGAAATAACAGTAACAAATACTTGTCTCAGAAATGAGATAAAAGTCTCAGATTTGAGACAACAGTCTCAAGTTCAAGACGATAGTCTTAAATTTAAGACAACAGTCTCAGATTTGAGACAACAGTCTCAAGTTTGCGACAACAAAACGCCAGAACCCTTGTCAGGCAAAGATTCCAGCAACGCCCCAGATTTATATATATATTCTTCTCAAATTTCTTACAGAGAGGGAGAAGAAGACGCGCGAGAGAATTTTTCAAATTTTCACCCCCCCACACCCTCAAATAAGGGAAATAGATTGAGAGAAGAATCAACAGCCAATACAAGGCAAAATTACCCGGATGGAGAAAATAATTTTTTATTTGCTCCATACGTTGATAACAAGCATCATAACGAAGGCAATCATCCCGCGCCGCTTGCAAATCCTGAAAACTTAACAGACATACAGCAATGGGCTAATGAAGAAATTGGACGCGCTGTAAAACTGTACAGAAAATCGGGAATCATTCTTACTGGTGGCTGTGACATAAACGGAGACTTCGCGGTATTTGTTGGACGACGTAATTCAAAACCTGGGCATCAAGACTTAGCGGGACTTGGATTTAATGTAATTCTCAAGTGTGAAAAAGACCCTCAAAGATGGCAACAACTAGTGGTGTGGGCGCATGACTGGAGTAATGGCGGAAACGTAGCAGCAGCAGCGGCCAATCATCAACAACAACAAGAAATTAAAGAAATCGATCCAGAAACGGCCAAGCAATTAAAAGAATTAGGGATAGAAATATGAATTTAATTAACGAACTAGAAAGCTTTTATAACAAGGAATTAAGCCAACTGGTAAGAAAAATTTACCAGTCAGAACTAAGTAAACTGCAAGGAAAAGAAGCCCATATATTGGTAAACTGCCTTAAAAAATACCCTGCAAAAATGGGATTTTTTCCGAGTATTGATCAGTTAAAGGAGCTTGCAGGAATACCACAAGAAAATGCTCAAGCCTATCAATATCACGCCGCTTTACCTTCAGAAGAAATGAAAATGACTGAAGAACAGAGACTAGAGAATATCAAACGTTTAAACAACCTCATTAAAAACATAGGTAAAATCTGATGCTCGAATTAGTACAACCTGAACCGTCCACCGCAGAAGTAAAAATATTACTTGATGAAAAAATCATCAAGGAATTATTCGACAAGAAAATACTTTCCAAACTCGCCTACATTTACTTTGCGATTGAAGTAGAAAAGGGGGAAAACCCCAACCCCCATACCCTCAAGATTGACAAAGATGAATTTACCGAAAGGTGGAATTTAAAATCTATTGCAGATATAGAAAAGGCGTTGATAGATTTGCATTGGAAAGGGGCTGTTCACGACAGCAAGCGAGAGGAAATCATACAACTTTCATTAAGATTTTGATCAGTTATCAGTTATCAGTTATCAGTTATCAGTTATCAACTAATTACCAATTACCATGAACACACAACCCAACCCCACGGTATTAGAAAATTCTGAAAATCTAAGTTTTTGGAATAGCCAACCAGACTTTACACCATTTACTCCAAACAATAGTAATGAAGCTGACTGGCTATACAAAAACTGGTGCAGCAAATGTAGATCAACCCAGTATCAAGACTGCTCAATTTTAATCCAAATGTATGCAGTAGGTGAACAGCCAAAAGAAGTATTTTTTTTCAACAGTATTCCAATATGCGATAAATTCACGCCATGTCAAAATTAGCTCAACTCGATTGCACGCTGCATGATTATTTCCTAGAAAATGATGATTATAGAGATTTATCTAAAATCTCAAAAACATTAAAGATAGTAGGAAAATGGATGCACCAAAAACATAAAAACATAATAATTGTAGAAGGTGATTTTTTATGGTATTGGAAGAACTAAAGCCAGGGGATAAATGCCAATATGGATTCAAGGGAGAATGGGAGGAAGGCATCTTAATTGAATTTTATAACCCGCAATATCCACACCTGCAAACCTACGCGCCAAATTTTAGTTACTTTACGGTACAGGTAGGAGGAAAAATTAAAAGAGGCTATGGACTACACCAACTCAGAATTTAAAATAAGCGATCGCGCATAAAAAATAAGGAGGCTTAATGCCTCCCATAAATCCAATACGCTACAAATTATCACTTTAATTGTATCACCATTTGTATCACCATTTAACCTTGTCAGCCCAATAAGCCGCGCTCATTTTACCCTTAGCAATATTTTGAGCATGGCGAGCCTTAAAAGATTTTCGTTTCAATTTAACAGCTTCTGATTCGCCTTTTTTGGGCTTACCCGCAGTTTTTGCACCCTGTTCACCAAATCTAATAATCTTTTCCTTCGCACCCTCGCACGCCTTAACAACATGAGATTTTTTAGGATGGTTAGGCGTAGTTTTAGGCTTGTTGCAAGGCATATCTTTTTTATTTAATTTTTTAGGCATATTAGCTCCAAAATTAACATTAATCAAGTTTAAATCTGATTTCTTTCACATCATCCTTAATATCGTCAAGTTTTCGATCAATATCTAGTAAAGAATCGTTAATCCGGCTAAATTCTGTTTCAACAACATATTTTTTAGTTTGATTCTTGGCGTAATATTCCAGATACCACATAACGCCAGAAGCACAGCTAAAAAGAAAGCCTAAAACAGAAATTAAAAACAAAATCGCATCATTCATGAAGCATTACCTAAGAAGTATCAAAAAAAATAAATTTAGCCATTATTCTTCAGCTTCAACATCCTGATCATCAAGAATTTCACCCTGAACAACTTCCTGTTGTTTCCCAAGTTTACCCTTTTTAATTTTGGCAACTGGAGGCTTATAAATTTGATAAAGATCAGGGTCAAAGTCGGATACATTGATAACTTTGTATCCATCACCATCTACCACTTGAACTGTGGGAACATTAGCCATTATTATTATTACCCCAATATCCTAACAGCACATTCAGGACGAGCAAGGGTAGAACCCCACAAACAAGAAAATTCAGCAACAGTTTGTTTATATTGACGGGTAATCTCTAAACACAGCGTAAGACCAGAAACAGGATCAAACATTTGGCGAGCAGTACCGCCGCCCCCTTCCGGCATTACATTGTCCAAGGGCTTAGAAGCAAATGCGATCGCCTGGGGATGAATAGCCAACCCCGCGACAGCATGATTCGCCACAAACGTGACCACCGCATTATCAGCCCATGCTACGCGAGCCGAAGGACTAAAAGCCATACTTGCGATAGCATTACCCGAAGCTGTAGCGTTAGCAGTAACTACGTACTGTTGAGAATCACCAGCAACGGTAAACAGATCACCTATTACAACAGTCCCGGTTAGTGTTGCAGAATCTATTGGTACAGTTGTATCACCAATAGCCACATTAGCTTTATTAATGAGTGCCGATTTGGTTGTACCATTACTCAAAGTTCCACCAGTAAAACTCGGTAGATAAGCGTCAGTTGCCCAATCAAAACCTAAAGCCCGCTTAATTACCCCCTCTCTCAAAGTTTCAGTATCCCCCTTTTGAAGATACTGTTGAAAAATTGCTAACCCAATAGCATTGGCATCCGCGTCAAAATCAAGAATCAATGCACGCTTGTCCATGGGTACACCGGCGCGATTCAATAATCGGCGGGCAGCTTGAGCGACAGCAGTATTGGAAGCAAATGGCGTAGTGCCAGCAACACCAGCGAACTGGTAAATCCCAGTAAAATTCGCAAAAACACTACGAATAATTACAGCCCCTAGTGCCTCCATACACGCAGCGAACTGATCAGACATAGTACCCTCTTGAAGTTGACTAACTTCTCTGTCAGTCAAATGAAAATCTGCTTTTCTCCAATTACTCAATTGCACAGATGCAAAGCGGGGAGTAATATCAGTCGGAACAGGTGGAGTATTTGAAGGAACTACATTGACAACATTACTTTCTGCATAATCAGCAGGAATGGGTACTGTAACCGTATCACCATGAAAAGACGGCTCAGAAACTAAAGCATCATATCTAGTGCAATATTGCAAAAGTGTGGTTTGTCTTCTAAGGGATTTTAACCCCATTGCATAGATCCGATCCACCAACTGAGAATTAATAGTATTTGGCATTAGTCAAGTATTAGGTGAAGTTTACCAGCATCGCGCCACTGGGCATCGCACCTCAGTAATTTAATTTTAATCCATTTTTATTCAGCGTCAAATATAAAAATTCTATATAATTGCGGGTTGTTAGTCAGCGATTTAATAAAGTACGCTACCCGCAATTATATTATCCTTCAGTCACCACCGACCCGTCAATAATTCCATCTAAATTAGCTAAAAAATCACGGGAATTATCTGCGGAAATAATAGCACGCTTATTAAACCCGTTACCATTACGAGAAATACCAGCACCCGAACCAGAAACTCTAGGAGCATCAAATAATTCTGGATACTGCTCACGCTGATTTTGCAGCCATTCCTGAAGTGTTTTGCCATCAGCAGTTTTTACAACTCCATCAACTACAGTAAATTCATGCTTATGGGCATTCAATAACAAACTTTGAAATTTAGAGTTTAGTTGAATGTCACCAGCAGTTTTTAAAAATTCCGTCTCAATTTTAGTTTGAGCAATAATTTTTTCACGATTAACTATTTCCGTTTTCAACTGCTCAACAGTTTGACTAGATTCTTGCTTCTGCTGCTCAAGTTTAGATTTATATTCCTGGAGTTCAGCAGCCAGGATATCCCCTGCTTGAGCTTTACCCCTCAGTTCCTTGAGTTCAGACTCTAATTTTTTACGGGCTTCTCTTTCCCTGCGAAGTGCTTCCAAGCCAGTATCACCCAACGGCTGATTTTGATTTTGATTATCTGGTAATTGTTGATTTTGATTTTCTTGATCATCCATTTGTATCTAATTCCTCATCTAAATTAAATTTAGGACCCAATATCCCTAATGCTTGCACTGCCTCCAAAGCAGATTTTCTAGTAAGCACGCCGTCTTTATAAAGTCCTTGAATGGCATATGCCAACTGGCTATCTTTTTTCTGCTCAAAAATAGTAGAATCCAAGCTAATTCTAACATCATCAGTATTTAAGAATTGCTGATGAATTTGTATAGCTTTATTTATTCCATCACAAAAACTCGTATTAAAACCAAGTAAATTTGACTGCAAAGGAATTGTTAATAATTCCGTAGTTCTAGATGATTGTCTATCACTAGGGGCAGTTAGGTAACTAGCGGCATCTTGACTGATTGACTGTCTCAAGTCATCTAAATCTTTGCGGCTTTGCTCAAGACTTAACGCTAATGGCTCAATCCATTGAAATGAGCCATTAGGATCACGAAGATTAATAAAACTGTTAGGACCAATCTCCAAAGGCTCATCACCCCTCATCCCATCCTTCAAAACTGGTACAGGCTGACAACATAAGCTAACTTTACGATTGTGATCAGATGTCATTTGATATAAAATTCTGTTTTTTTCCGCAAGCGATCGCAATGGCGGAAAACTAACACAATCACCCAAACGAGTACCAGCAAACACCGGAACGATGGGAACAAAGTTAATATTATTGCCATAATTTCCGGCTTGAATCATCACTAATTTTCTATCTCTTTGACTATCTCCGCCTAATTCACGCCACACCTCCCAACTACCAGAACGAAGTACACGATATTGATTAACCGACTCATAACCAAAACTACCCGATTCTATTAATATCTCTTCCTTAATTACAGCAAGAGTAAAAACTAAACTATCACCAGCATATCTGCAACGCCAATTAATTAAATTTTTAGGATTAATTTCTAACCAATAGGGACGCGCCCCCGACTCTATAAAATCAGCATAATTATCAAATTGGACATGAGGAAAATCTACTAATAAAAAACTATGCCCATATTTCATTACGGACAATGCGAATTGACGCAGAAATACATCCCCATGACTACCATGTAAATCTATATTTTCATAATGCTTTTTAAAGTCACTATCACCAGCAAAATAAACTCCATTACTAAAAGATAAATCAATAAACTGACGCAAAGCCTTAGCAAACAAATCATCATAGTAACTAGCGTTAATCCGGCTAACCCAATTCTCGAACGATTCAGCAGCATGGCGAGGCAAATACAGATTAGTTTTAGTAGTTGGTTTAAATCCCTCGTTAGTTAATTCAAGCCAACTGTCAACTCCATAATACAAATCATCAATATATTGCCAAATCCTTAACTGACTATCATAATCAGGATGGTGTTGAGTTACGTCATTGCTATTAGTATTAACTTCATAAGTTGCAGCAATTTCCATAAAATCAAAAAATTTTGTGTGTGTAATTCAATGCAAGATTCTGAGTTGTGTGGGTTTTGTGGGGGGGGTGTGTTTGTGTGTTTATCAATAAAAAACAAAAGCCCCCCAAAATTGGGAAATGACCCGCGATTGCAAGTCAACTTTTTCTGTTTGCGCCTCAAGACCTGATAAGTTGCTCAGATTTAAATAAAGTCTTAGGTAAAGTCAAACCCAGTGCTGCTGCCAATTTTGCTTGCCAGTATTTGTACTGTTGCTGCATTTCGGGAAATGCTTGCCCCTGATAATATCGAACACCATTAGGTTTAACCTGGACACCAGACCAGGAAAGATGGGTATTTATCTGTTCTTCCACAGCATCCATCCGATCAAGAATGGTAATGACCCTGGTTTCTGCTTCTGGTGACAAACTACTAACTTCATCCATCTTATTGCCAATAAAATTTATAGACCAAGCGGTAACAGTAAATCCTAAATGCCCAACTGCTTTATCTTTTTGTGCTGCTGTAAATGCCATAATAGCAAGTAACTAATAAATTTATTAATATGATTATTTTAACACCTGAGCAAATTAATACAATAGAACGAGCAGCGGGACTTGGATTAAGTTTAGACAATATATCTTACTTAATTGGGATAAACCCCAGAACTCTAGATCGAAGATTAGCAGACTGCGAAAAAGCGCGCGAAGCTTATAACCGAGGGCGAGCGATCGCACATGAAAAAGTAGCGAGCAAATTATTCACTCTCATAGAACAAGGAGAACCCGCCGCGATATTTTTCTATCTTAAATGCCAAGCGGGCTGGAGAGAAAAGGATAAAACTGAAGAAAATGGCAACAAAGCAGAAATCAAAATTTACCTGCCTGAAAAAGAAAATTAGCGATCGCCTACAAGGCTTATAAGTTAAAAATGTAAAACAATAAAAAAATAAATAAAATAACCTATTGACAGTATTTGCTATATAAAGCTATATTGTCTGATATACAAATTTAGTCAAACAACATACAATATGTTTGTACTATAACATTAAGAGGAAAAAGCACGTGAGTTCTTTTAAGCAACTCCCACTATCAAACCTCAGAGAAAGTTTGCCGAAGTTCAAGCGTCAAGTTCAGTTGGGAATGAAAAGAATTGCAGCAACCTATTATGGTCAAGCAGTTGGATTCCTTGTTCCTTTAAAAGATTTGGAACAAGCTGAAAAAGATGGCGCTATTAGTAAAAGTGAAGAAATGTCCCTATCAGATTTCCGACTAAATCTAACGGAATGTTGGGAACGTTTACAGATGGATGTTGATTGTATTTATGTGACTTATCATACACGCAGAGCCGTTGCTTTTGTTAGCCCTCGTCTCACCAATTATCTTTCAATTCCAATTTCAGAAGTTGCTGATAAACTTCTTGCCATAGATAGCGGTCTTATTCAAGTAGAAACTTTACTAAAGGAAGAATAGATCAATCACTTCATAGAAATTCTAAAAAGAGATGATCAATTTATTTCTAGTTCAGCTTGCTATTTGGATTTTTTGCGTTTACAAGGAGAATTTTTCATCCCTTCGCTAATGGCTTTCTTCTGAGAGGCGCTTTTTTTCTTACCAGTCATACCGGCAGAAATAGCTTTGCGCTGCTCACTGCTCATCTTACCTTTATCTTTATCACCGCATTTAGACATAAAATAATACTAACTAACTAACTCACTATCATAATTATATGAGTAATTGGTGGAAAATAATACACTCAACGCCTCACGCAATATCACAATATAAAAGTCAAGCTAAAAGAGCGCAAAAAGCAGCAGGATTAACAGTAATCAAAATTTCTGACAATCACTGGAAAGTAGGAAAATGGGATGTAACAGGAGAAGCTAAAAGCTGTATCTCATCAAATAATTCTTTGCAGTGCAACTGCCCAGACAGAACATCAGAAGAACCCCCGCGAAGTTGGGTAGGCAGTGGAGCGGGAGGATTCAACCCCTGCAAGCACGTTTACGCAGTCTTGTTAAAAGAAGAAGGAAACCTAAGTAAAAAAAGAATCAAGATAACATTAAGAAACGAAGAAATTTTAATTTTTGACGACACCCCAATAATAATAACTTGCACAGCATCACCAGGAAATAGAAATCTAAAAATATATAGTTCAAGTAATAATTTATTAGCAGAAAGAAATTTCGGTAGTTTACTAACGTGTGCAATAATTTTTACCTACGACGAAATTGGAGTTCCTGGAAGTCTAACAAGCGGAGATAATCGATTTGGTGTCACCTATTCAATTGGTGTCCCAAATGGGGACTTTGTTGGGGAATGGATACCAGATGGGAGCGGTTTTAGTCCTTGTCCATCAATCACGCAATACATTGTCCGGGCTCGTAATCCCCAGACGGGACAAATCATAGGACAGATTCGATCCACTACCTGCCACAATCTCCATCTCGAAGGATGGGTAAACACTTGCATTTGCGATACTACACCATGCGATTATGGAGGAAGTTTAAACGACTGTTTACCATGTTGCGTAACTTCAATTGAATGTATTGGTTAAATTTCTTCAACTTCATTTACCAAAATTACCCCAAAACCTGCTAGTTCAGCAGGTGAAATATACAATTTTTCTTGCCAATTTGGGTCAGGAATTGTTTGCTTGAAAAGCAAATCTAACTTTGCTTTACTTTCCTCAGACAACAAATTAACTTCTTCACTTTTTGCTAATTGATAATAATAATTGATGTCCTGCAAATTTCCTTGACTAATTGCACTTTCCATCCTGTGCATAAATTCCGGTAATTTAAAAAATTCGAGAGATTCAGAAAACAAAATGGATTCTCTTAATTCTTTAAGAGTAGGGATTTTAGGAATTTGTTGCTGGGAATTAGGGTTAGGAATCCACTCTTTTTGATTTAATAATGCGGTCAGTTCCCTAGCAGATAGATTAGGGAATCTAGCAATTTGAGTTTGTATCCATTCTTGTTTGTTCATAATGCTCAAGCCAAAGGTGGTGTGAATCTAAAGGGATGGTTGCCAGGTAAGTTTGCAGCCAAACCCCACTTGTGGGCAAGATAGCCTTGTATCAATTGAATATTTACACTTTCTTCTGTTCGGATAATTAAAAGTTCGGCGATATCGCCTAGAAATCTGTTCAACGTGCTATTTGAAAAACCACCAAGAATTAAAGAAACTGCGCTATTGGCTGAAGTGACACCCCCAGTCAAAGCATTGCCACCAATAGGCGCGCCTCCATTTATAGAAACAAAGCAACGATTACCCGCGATTATGTTCGCGGGGTCTAATTGAAAATCAAGTATTGAAAAATTACCAAAACTTCCCAATGCTCCAGTATATGTTCTGGAAACGGAAACGAAAGAAGCGCCGCTCCCCCCGCTCGTTACGTTGTAACGAAGCCCAAAACTATCACCAAATGCAAAATATTGTCCAACACTACCTGACCCGGAGGTATTACTGGTGGTCATGGCAACCATTGTGCGAGAGCCAGGAGTATCTATCGCGCCCGGCTTCCAAACACCACTAATTATATATTTGCTCCCATCATGGAGAAATCGCCATGACGTATTGTCACCAGCTTGCATAAAAGAATTTGTACCATCAAACCCCAGAACAGGTTTTGCGTTCAAACCTGTGGCATTGTATATTGGCTGATTCGCCGCCGTTGCTTGCACGGCATGACGACCATTCCCAGACTTATCCTGCCATTGTAAAACTGTTGAGCCGTTCAACGTAATCGTACTGGCATCATCAGCATCCAACCACAGAGCTAATGATGATCCTAGTGCAGCAGGAGTCAATAGTTTCCTGCCACCCAATACCACCATTCTAGTTGAGAGTCTCATGGTGCGAAAGCCTCCACTGTGATGGTTGCAGTTTCACTATTGGCAGCAGGAGTGAACGCCCCTAGTGTTACCAAGTATCCCCGCAAGGATGTGCTACCCGGAGCACATTTAATTAAGCGGTTAATATTTAACGCCTCAGCGACTACAGATCCGCCACCCCTTGCAAGTGAAGCTGTCAACAAAATTCCACCAGGAGTACGGCAAATAGGTGTATCAGTGATACCCAGGCTGAAAGGGAGATTATCAGTAATTGCGCTTGGTGGTGTGCTTGAGTATAAATACACTGCAAACCCACTCATGCCGCTTGGTACAGCCGTAATATTAAAGATAATTTCTATAGTACTTATAAATACAAACCCACCCCCACCACTAGGTCCTATATTTTGTAATTCAAATATATTGCCATATACATCGTTAGCAGTGTAGGCTGTAGTATTTG